TGACGTCAATTCTCGCGGTTCTTTTCATAACAGTGTGGTTCCTATGGCTAATGATCCTAATCCGAACGAGCCACACATACCGTGGGTATTACTCATCGCCCTCTTGGTCATGTGTATTGTGTTGATAGTCGCGCTTCCTGTAATGGGGGTCATGTACCTTGATATGAACAATGCGACCAATGCAGCCATGCAGGAGATAAAAAAGATGCGTGAGCTACGCGCCAAGATTCTAATTGAACTACGGGGTGAATAGTGCTGACAATCTTTTCTACATTGGTATCGTTCTTGATGGGTGGCTTGCCCAAGATACTTGATCTATTTCAAGACAGGGCAGACAAGTCGCATGAGTTGAAGCTGGCGCAGATACAGACTGAACGTGAGCTACAGTTAGCCGCAGCAGGTTATGTTGCACAGCAGCAGATTGAGGCAATAAGACTAGATGAGATAAAGACCCAAACCTCATCGGACGAGAAAATAGCTCTTGTAGACGCCCAAAAAGCTGAGATGAATGCTATCTATGCCCACGATATAAGCCTAAACGAAGGTACGTCGCAGTGGATGAAAGACTTGCGGGCTTCTGTTAGGCCGGTCA